GAGATCGATTTACCCGACTGTCTGCAAGCAAGTACAACATTAAATCTATTCCTTTCAAATTGCTCAAACATCTTTCTCTGATATGGATAAAGTTGAAAGTCGACTAAACCCTTATCAAGAGATATTATCTTCGCATACTTTTGTATAAAGTACACAGGATCTTTCATACAAAGAGCATATTCTTTGATCTGGTCTTCCGTCCAGTCTTGAACAATACCATCTTTTTTTATATTGGGATTACCTAGATAATTTTCATTTTGATTTTGGAGTGACATTGACTAAGTCTGTCTCTTTCTTAAGTATCTTTTGTAACTCAGCAGTCGACCCGACGAAAAGATTATTTGTAGTAGTTGCTATGTTCTTAATCTCTTCAGATTTATCTAAGTCTTTTTTCTTTTTATTTAAGTCCATTAATCTATCATTAACGTCAGAAATATTCTTAATCATTCCTGATAGTACTTCAAATGCTCGAGGATGCTCACTTTCACGCGCAACTTCTATCATAAGTTCTAAACTTTCTTTGCCTTTTTCTACGAGTTCGTAATATGTAGACCTCGAATAGTTATAATCGTTGTCTGCGTTCTTGTCTTCTGGCGGAAGAAACTTATCTAAATTTTTATCGTCGCTCATAATTCTACTAATTCACGGTTCTTAATATGTTGTTCTGCAATCTCTTCTTTAGATTGTCCATGGTATTTAACTGCATGATGTTTTTCAATCATCTTTTCATTAATGTTTGTTTCAAATGTCCATAGTTCGCCGAGTATTCTACCAAACTTACCTTTTGCGTCTTTATGAGTTTTAATCGTAAGTTCACCAGCACCAGTCCATTTTTGCAAAAATTCTTTAGCTGCTAATCCATATTTTTTTTCTTCTAAGTCTCTTGTTCTAGATTCTGGAGTATCAATTCCGTATAATCTTATTCTTTGTTTTCTTAACCAAACGCCAAATCCTAAGTCGATATCAACATCCACTGTATCGCCGTCTATAACTCTTAATAACTTACATTTATATTCAAACATATTTAACTCGCACTATCTAAAATTGTTGTTGTAAATCCAAAATCACTATCAGCTAGGCCGATAAGAGAAGTTGGATTCGGTGTAACTCTTATTGTTTCCATACCTATATCAGAATCATTCAATCCAGCTTTAATGTCAAATATCTTGGCATCAGCTTGACGAATGATACTGTTATCAGTGATTGGACCATGATAACTTAACTTCATCTCAAAGTCCAAACTGTATATAATCGTACGTCTCTGTTCTAGTGTTGCATCGAAGTCATCTGTAAAAGATACTCCTTGAATGATGACTTGTATGTCTTCTTTAAAACTACTATATTCTGTAGAGAACGGTTTTATCGTGATCGTATACTGTGGATTAAAAGTTGGAAATATCTGTTCAACTATTTGTAACGCATCATCTTGAGATTTAGCATACGCGTTTAATTGAAACGTAATATTGTATGGTACCGGATTAAAAAACTTCTGTCTCTTCGTGTTTTCTCCAGTAGAAGCCGCAGTAGTAAAATTGCCTGTCTTAGCTAATTGTCTAGTAGGATCGTACGCGATTGAAGTAATTTCAAAAGACATTCTCGGTAGTTTTATAGCTACTCGAGTATCATCTTGTAGGTCTGGATTTTCACGTATTCTTTCTAAAAACTTATTTTTTGGAGCATACGATAATGGAACTTTAACTTGGCTTATCACAGCGCCCGATGAATTCTTACGAACTACATACAGATTATTAAACAGTCTGCCGAATATTGCCACTGCTTTCTTAGTTTTCTCGTGATAAAAGTGTCCACCAAACATTAGTTGTTACTCACATCTCCAAATGGGTTTGACTCAGAAAAATCTATAAAATCTGTATTATCTGAAAAGTCTGTATTTTGTTCGTTTTGCGATAGCTGATTATCTTCTACTACTAGACTAATTACGCCACCTGCATTCGACTTAAGACCGATAACTTTCTTACCTACAGCAAAAGTATGGTACTTACCATCATCTGCTCCGGCGTGAATAACGTGTAATTTATCGTCAGAGTCTGAGTACTTAGCAACTTCACCTCTCATAGTAGTGTCGCCACTCGGGCTCGTGATTGTTTCGCCTACAGTAAACGTAGTATCTGCAGGCTCGGAGAATCTAAAGGTTGGACTAGTATAACCAGACCCTGGGTTAGTAATCGTTAATCCATTGACCTTACCGTTGTTACTATCAACAGTAGCAGATATCGCTGCTCCTACACCATTTGAATCTACTATAGTTACTGTTGGAGCCGTAAAGTAGTTGTTACCACTATCCGTTATTGAAATAGTAGCAAGTTGTCCACTATTTAATGTTGCACTCGCCTGTGCGCTGTCTCTCGTATTGCTAAGAGTTAAGATATACTTGTAAGCAAAAGACTTCTCTAAATCGTCTAATACGTCGACTCCAGTGTCCATGTCTTCGCCAGTGTACTCGAATAACTGGCATCTCATCTTAAACACAGGAACATTTTGTAGCTGATAAAAAGGTTGTTCGTGTTCTACGTGATTTATCTGAAAGAATGACTTAGACATTGGAAGAAAGATAACATCTCCTTCTTTTGGTCTGTCAACTGTTATCTCATTATCGTATCTTGATACAGTATCTCGCCATCTTCTTCTAGACACTATAAACGTAGCTTCGTCTCGTATCTCTACACCAAATCTTGTAAATAAATCTCCCTCACCTTCAAATCCTTCGGTGTTCTCGATATACATCTCTATCATGTAAGAGGAGTTAAAGCTTGAAACTGGATCGTCTTTAAATATGCTGTCTTCGTTTACTAAGTCTCTAGGCAAATAAAGCACGTTTTGCCCATACATTTTTAAAGATTCTATTACGATATCTTCGTACAGGTTCTGTTCTGATTTTACCTTTTGACTAAAATATAAATTAGTTGCCATGTCATCCTACGAAAAAGTCTGGTGGAAATTCATGTTCATCTCTGACTCTTTGCCTTAATGTTTCTATCTCGCCAGTAGCATCATCATATATCTGTCTTCCGTTTAAAATGACTCCTCCGGGTAGTTGCATGCCTTCGAACTTAATTAAGTTTTGACCCCATTGCTGTTTTATAAGTGCGGTGGTATATTCTTTTAAGAACATATCATTAAATATAGACGTATGGTCACTATCATTTATCTCTGTATAAACTTCAGCTACGATGTAATCACCTTCATTAATATCATCATCTTGAAAGTCTCCAAATATATAAAGTCGGTTCTGTTTACGAGAAAATTGAACTTGTGGCTGACCATTAAGTTTCATATCGAGTAAAGACAAGTATTGCTGCATTTGTTCGTAGTACGCTAAATCTCCAGCAAAGTTCATCAAGTCTGCTATATCGTTTAACATCATTTGATATTTAATATCAAAAAAGTTTCTAGAACTTTGAAAAGAACTCTGTAAAGGAAACATCTTTGACACGAACACGATATTATTCGCAAGCGTGATATACTCATTTGTCACATCTTGTGCTGTCACTTGATGTTTTAAATAAGTTCTTACTGTAGCATCCGAGTGAAACTCACGATAATATTGTAAAGCTTCATCTACGCGATCTTCCAGTTGGTCTTCATCAACATTGATTTCGATTACTGGATCGCCTAAACGTCTCTTACAGTATTCTATTAAAGTCGCACGCGAATTAGGAGTAGCCATTTTTAAATCCTTTTTTTATTCTATTTATAAGGACTTGTTCCTAAAACACTCTCATCCCATGCTGCTTTTAACTTATCAATAGTATCTGCACTCGTAATCGCACTTGCTGCTGGAGCATCTCTAAGTTTCTTCTTCTTAGCTACACTCGCTGTTTTTGCAGATGCATCATCAGCTTCTAAAGCTTTCATGTATACAACATCTTCTGCTTCTAAAAGAGGTCCTCTGACTTCTCTTATCTTATCTTGAAATATTTTTTTTGCTTCTGCCACATCTTCAGTAATTGCATCTGCATCATCACTGAAAACCCATGCATTTCTGAAATGTCTATCAGAAGGCATAGTTGACGGTGCTGCAGCAGTTTTACCGTCTTTATCTTGAATCATTGTAGTCATACTTCTCTCCTTATGCTACTTCTTGGTTAATCTTCCAAGCATTTCGCCACGTTCTATGCCCGGGAAGGTTACTTGTTTTACAAA